CTAGATACAAGTAAGTGGAATCTAGAGAAAGTTACTGATTTAGGAAGTACTTTTGATGGTTGTAGAGGATTAACTGAATTGGGTTCTTCAAGTTGGAATCTTATCAGATGTTCTTATTATAGAAAAACTTTTAATAGATGTAATACCCTTGTTAAAATTGACCTAACCTACAGCAAGACTCCGATTTCTATAGTTAATAATCAAGATGATGCATTAAACGATTGCATTAATTTAGAATCTATTGTTGGCGATCATAACGAGACTGATGATGTTAGTGTATTTAATGGGTACAACTCTGGCGAATTTAACTGTATGTATTATAGAAAAAACCTAAACCTTGCATCTATTCTTGCAGCGATTAGGGGGGTAGGAACTAACAATAATAAGAGAAAGTTTAAACTACCTATTGGTTTTGATAAATCTAGGATACCTCAGGAATATAAGACAATGTTAGAAAATAAAAATTGGGAACTAGCGTAATTATGATAAAGAAATTAGTATCAGGTCTTGCATCTATACCTGTTGATAAATGGATGCATGCAGTAGTTAGTATGTTAATTGCTGTATTCTTGTATAAACTATTTGCACTTACCGGCATGCCACTAATGATGACTCTTATTGTTTCATCAGTCTTAACAGTTGGTATTGGTATTGTGAAGGAAGTCTGGGATAAAAAAAATAATGGATCACCAGAGTCACGTGACATAGTAGCGGATATTATCGGAGTAGTAGTAGGAATCAGTCTAGTACTTTGGATCTTGCTTTAATAAACTAGTTTTACTCATACTTAGGAGAAATCTTAGGTATGAGTATTTTTCTTTCCTCCCCTAAGAAGAAAAAAAAGAATAGAAGCCAACACACTGACCTCTATTCTCTTCGCCTTACTTACTCAGTTTATCTCTCTTTTCCTGGATAAGTTTTTCAAGATCTTCTGCTGACATGCTCTTAATATCAGCTCTCTTCTTCTCAGCCAGTATATCTTCCAGCTCTTGGATCTCCTTACTTGTCTGGTAGTTCTCCTTTGCCTGCTTACTATCATCTACCCTTGTCAAGTAAACATCCTTAAGCACTTCAAAACGGAGCACTGCCTGTTCAATCTCTGGATCTTGTGGCTTCGTCTCTAAGAAACTAAGCTCACCCTGACCACCTGCACCTTGGAGTCTTTCCTTCTCCTTGTATGCGTCTTCTACTGCACTCTGGAGATCTGACATCTTAAGGCTCCAAAGTTCTTCTGTTGTCACTTGTCCAATCTTAGTAGTATATCTAAGATGGAGTTTCATTGCTTTCTTGTACATACTTTTTTAGAATTTAATTCGTACTACTCTCTTATGTGATCCACTTAATCTCACTACTACCTCATCGCGGACTGTTGCATTAAAGCCAAGTCCACTAAGCTGCCCAGGTACTGACTTACACCTACACTTATGACCCAGTACTTCCATTACTTTTCTGTGTTGTAATAGTTCTGGGGTTAAGAATTCATTGTGGAAGGTTCTAATATCCTCTGGTGACACTGCTCCCTCTAGCATAAAGAAGTAGTGTTTATTACCTACACCATTCTCCTGCCAGTAATTTGGACTAAGGCAGAGGAGATTAACCTTGTGAAATTCTAGTGTATCCAAGCCAAACACTGTCACCTGCTTAGTCTCGCTGCTTACTAGGTATGGTGTCTTTTCAATCTTCTCAAGCTGGCCATTCTTAATATAAATGTCTGCTATTTGTACATCTTTCTTTACTTCCTGGCCTACCTCAAAGTTAAATGTTTGATTGTCCACCACTACCTCTGCTTTTACACCACTATTCTTACCACCATCGAAGTTATGTATGTAGAGGCGATATAGACCGTCTCTTACAGTACTCATGTCGGGGTAGAAGATATTTTCAACTCCCACTCCCCTTGGTCGAATCATGTCAATATCAATAACACCACCACAACTACTCTTTTGTCTTGGTATAGCGTCCATCATCTTATTGATATTGTGTGAGCCGTAGTAGATATGGTCACTTCCCGGTTCTACTAGGTGTGCATCAAAGTCAACAATACTTCGTCCATCTTCGTTCCAGAGTATTGAGAATCTGAAAGGTGCATCAACAAAACCACCTGCCGACTTCACTGCCTTCTTGATCATGCTTTTTCCTGCCAAGTTTCCGGTGTAAGTCCAAGAGAAGTTATTTTGCCACTTGAATATCCTCTTACTATCTTTGTTAGTTGATGTAATGAGTGATACAAAATTCTCTGCGTGGCGATTCTCAAGGTATAATTCCACACCGGTACATCCTGGCAGAATATCTTGCATGAACTTCTCAATCCCTACTTCCTCGACATTATCAAAAACTGCCTTCTTATGCTGTGAGTGTGTAGGAGTCAGCCCATCAAATACACTTACCACTGACTTAGCCTTTGCAGAATCTGAGTTAATATGTAGTATGTTAGGAAGGTCAATGTCATCAATCACTGCACACCTACGGTTGAATGAATCTTCGTATCCATTCTCCTTTACAAACTTCTCAGCTTCTTCAATTTGTTTCTTAGTAATAGGTGCACTAGCCTTCATGTAGTTGGCTGGATCTACCTTGTAATTGAATGACTTGCAGGCCTCATTGATCTCCATACCTTGTGACAGGTCAGACATAAGAGTACCAATTGCTGTATTCAAGAACTTAGACTTACCACCAGCTCTACTAGAAACTGACCAAGCCCATCTATCCCTCTTACTTTGCTCTACCTGATTGTACTCTTTCTTACAGTCAATTGCAAAGTTAAGTGTTCCCATATAAGAATCGCCGTTTAGTAGTGATCCCTGTAATGTTAAGTCCTTGATGAGCTCCAATGTATCCAGGCTAACTTCTTCCATTGCCCTCACTAGTACATCATGATTAGACTTAGCGAGACCAACCAGACTTTCAGTACTATCACCTGTTTTATTGATAAACTCGGATGGTATCTCAACGTAGAAATGATTGAACGTTACTGTCTGATTTTCTACTATTCCTGAATCTGGCCACCTCTGTACATCTTCTAGTAGGTAGCGCTTTGTATTGCGCCGAACACCTAGGAGATAAGATGGCTGAGTTCTAGTAGGGTTTGTTTCATACGGAGTTCTTGGATTTGCTAAGTACGATAAGGACTCGATAAAAACTCCTCCTACATCGGCGTTCTTAATAAGCGCAGACATAGTACGAACTGACTTACCATATTCTTTCTCAACTTCCTTGTCCTGTATATCCAAGTCAAACAAGGTCATGATATTGAGGTCAGAGTCAAGTGCAATGATACTACCATACCTCCTAACAAAAGCGTGGCAGTAGTTGCAGTTATGGACACTACTATCAATGTCCCTGAAGATTGGGTCTGGCTTCATTCCCCCTAAGTAGGTAGTCCAAAGCTGTTCTGGATCTACACTACTCCTAAATAATTTTCCAGTCTTACACATCTTCTCAAACTGGACTCTCATCAGTTCTGTTAATCTTTCCATAAATTTTTGTTATAAAATGAATTCATACTTTCATTACGTCCATAAAGTTTAAAGTACCTGTTGTCCTCTGAATAATTACATGAACAACAAAGTACTGCATTTCTTTTGTTAATCATAATAGATGTTTTACTGTTATTATTGTTTTCACACAAGTAAGGAATCAAGGGGAAACAAAAAAAAGAGAGCCGAGAAATACATCCCAGCTCTCCCACACATTATCAACTATTTATATGAGCTTCTTCTATTTCACACGTAGAATCTCCTCGTCAATAATGTGTATTCTATATTATCATTAATAAGGAATTGAAGGCTTCCCAGATGCAGTGGATAATACAGAGGCCGGTTGAAAAGAAAAAGAGAAGATTTTTATTTCTTCTCTTTCTTATTGATTCCCTTAATGGCTTTATCCATTAGGTAACCAATTAGGTAAGCGGAATGTTCTCCACCTAATACTACCTTTCTATCGGTTAGTATGTTCTCTGTTACATGAAATAACTCATGCACCAAGACTGACTCTATACTTGCAGTCTTTAAGTTATCAGTCTCAATACCTACTATATAAGCACCAAGACTATTAATCTGTTTTGTTGCGAATCCTCTCAGACTCTTTTTCTTTAACTGTTCAACTACTTTTACTAATTGAACATCTTTCTTCTTACTGAGCTGTTCAATGATTTCAGCTCTAGTTCCTACCAAGACAACTACCTTTGTATAGTAGATGTCAACGTTAATATTTATCTTCTTCATAATCTCATTTTTCTTGTTAATACTAAAAAATAATTTACCCCAAGAACTTAGATTTTCTTGAGATAACTTTCATTACATTAATAAGGGATCTAGAGGAATATAGAAGGACAAAAAAGTACCTAACCTATCTATCACAGACAAGTTAGGTAGAGTACATTTATGGTAGAAAATCAATATATGCCAGGTGAAGACTTAGAGAGCGGGCCATCACAGTCTGCAATAACTAATCTATTACTTTCCCCTATTAGTTTCATAAAGGGCCCGCAGATTGTATCAAAGCCATCCTTAATCTCAACACCGTCAATTGGTAGGTCTGGAAAATATGCATAAATCGTAGTGTAATCTATTCTTCCTCGTGGTGGTAGTATTTTAACTGTTAGATCGTCCACTACATTACTTAGACCTACTACAAAATGCATAGCAACCGGACTGATATATAAGTAGCCCAGTGGAATTTCAATGCTTGTGTCTTCGTCGTGGTAAGGAAATTCAAACCTAACCTCCTTACTTACCTCACCTTCATACTTATTAATGATATCGAACACTAATAGATCTAGCCAATAGATACAGTGCGTAACATTTCCCCATGAGTGCGAATTATACTCAACTGGCGGAATATCTACACCAATTCTTAAAGTACAATCCTGATCTTTGCTGAATACTATCGTCAGGTGCTCTACTGACAATTCTAACCTATCAAGACCTATTATTCCACTAATACAAACTGGTCCCATCGTATTATAATATACATACTTAGGGGCCTTTTCTTTTATGTATTCTTTAATTTCTTCAAACTTCATACCTTCCTAGTACTGAACTGCATATTTGACATTCTCCTTAAACTCTTTCCAGGTTGTTGAGTTAGTCATCATGAACGAATAGTATGCGCAGTTCTTAAATTCATCTATCCATTCGTCGAGTGTTAATTCAATGCTAACACTTTCCCAGCCTGAGTCTGATAATACTACCTTACTACCCACTGATTTTTCCCAATCCTCAACACTCTTAAAACCAGCCCTCTCAGCTCTTACCTTAGGTGTTGTATTTCCCCAATAATATCTACTGAACTGATTTGACTTTATCTTATACTGATCCATATCCGGCGGCAGTGTAGACTTATCGATTGGTGTGAGCTCTGTTTGACTACTTTTCATCAAGATTTCACCCTCTGCCTCAAGTACCCTAGCAAAGTCTCTCCCAATCATTACATAGTCAGCACCCAAGGCAAGACACTTAACGGCATGAAGGTATGAATCAACACCACCATCAGCTATTATCTTAACAGGGCGGAGATTCTTATTAACCGACTTACTCTTCTCAGTCTTTATATCATTGAGTAAGCTAGCAAGTGGATAGTGAAAACCATACTTGCACTTATCTACCAATGAACCCCCTGATATACCAACTCTCATGTAATCAAATCCTGCCTTACTGTAATATTCATAGGTGCCTGGATTTGCTACATTTCCGCCCATGAGTAAGATTTGACCACCATACATCTTCTTAAGTTCATTGCAAAGAGACATAATACCTGCATCATGACCATTACCGGCATCGATACAGACATGAAACTGATTATTACTCTCTCGTCTCGTATTCAAAAAATTCCTCCTTACCTCAACCACAGTAAATGCACAGAATACCCAAGCACAATAATTAAGTCTTAGGTCGATATTTTCAGTGCTAGGTATGATCGGCCGTATTCCCGCTGCATCATAAATCTTGGCACTCTCACTACCTACTATTGATGGCATTGGGGAGGTGAATATAGGAAGTGTATCTGTATTACTTCCTGTTACATCTAATTCATCACTAACCAAGAAATCTACATCAGCGGATAAGTGGCCGTTATTAATAGCACTTGGTAATAATGTAATGTCTTCTAGCTCATACAAATTTATCATCTTCTTCTTAATTTTGTTATTACTTCTTTCACAACAATAAGGAATTAAGGGGAACGAAAAAAAAACGACAGAGAGCTAGTTACTCAAAAATAACTATCCTTTCGACTCTCTATCTCTACCAGTACCGTAGTTCTGCCGGGTATATGGTGCACCCTCTTGATCTCCCGTAGAACCTCCTGCGTACATAGCTTCCTTTACCGCTACATCGGGTAGCCTAGCGAATTTAGCTTAGTATTTAACATACTAATAGATCTATAAAACTAGACAAAATTCGATCTAGTATCAAAGTATATCTCAACCTCAATACCCCTATTACATTTATAAGGATTTCAGGGCGTTATAATTACATCTATTTTATATATGAATTTAAAATAGTTTCTTAGCAGCTTAAACTGTAACTTATTCTTCTGTAAAAACTTCAAATCAGTCTTTAGTAATATACTATGAAGTTTTATAGACTTAATAACCTCTTTAGTATTAGACACTACGTATAAATCTACTTGATCAATTATTCTATATATTTCAGGAAACTTAGCAATAAACCAGTTTTCTAGATAATCAGAATAATCTAACACTACATTGTTTCTATTTCTCTGACTAACTGCCTGGTCTAGTCGATCTAAGTATTTTCCCATACTTGAAGGATTTCTACCAAACTCAAAGAACCTTAGTATATTAAAACCCCAAGCACTTTTTACATAATCATCTCTAGCATTGTCGTACTCTTTATTGTGCAGGTCAGAATCTATTTCCACCATCAGGTTATACTCTGGAAATATATAATCTGCCAGAAAATAATTCCTATCCAGATTTTCAGGGCTACAATCTACCCCTTCTGTTGCACAAAAGTTCCTCCAAAGATTCCTATCCTCTATTATAAGTGGAACTTCCCTGCAATAGGATAGCCATGGGTAGTATCTTGTAATAATTAGCTCAAAGAATCTTACCCACGTACTTTTTCTTTCATTGAAGTTATTAAACCTATTCTTCCTTAGATCAATTGGTTTATTATCTTTTGAAAATATAAATGCAGGTATTATAAACTCACCTACTTGAAATGTAAAACCACTTCTTACTAAAAATTTAACTAAATTGTCCTTTCTCATACAAGTAAGGGTTCTAGGGCAAAATAAAAAAAAAAGAAAGAGAACTAAGTCTCTTTCTTCTCATAAGATCTTTCTATTACTTTATCTAGTAATTGAATTGGAAATGTTTCATAGCGTTCAAACTTAAAAGTCAACTCAACTGCTCCATTATCCACACGCCCCGCTTTATTCATTAGTGCATTTCTGAGTACTAGCACATTCTGGCAGCTACAGATAAAGAAGTCATCTGTGTAATCAACCTTCTTCCAGTATTCACGTGTACTAGTCTTCTTGAAACTATGAAAATACTTTGCCGGCACTTGAAATCTAATACCTCTCAGTTCAGACCCATCACACCGAAAAGTTGCTCCTATTATTGGGTCAACTTCGTAAGGCATATGTTTAGTAGCGTCTTCAAGCTTCAGCACTTCAGAGATTTCATCACTAACCTTCAGCATAGCAAATAATCTCATATTACTACTAACACTAGGTATATACTCACATCCATAGTAAATCAGATCAACCTCACCAATCTCATCGACTTGAAACCTCCTATTACCCACTATCAGCTTTAACTTCATAGCTCTACAAAATCTAAGAACAGTATATCACCCTCTACTTCCTCTCTAATCTTCTTATTCCACAGCCTAGCAAATAACCAAGGAAATAGATCGTCAATAAATCCAACCCATCTTCTCCATCCACTAGTCTCTAATGGTTTTCCCGTGAATATAGACGTGGTGCTACTATATCTATCTATCAGAATTGGTTCATCATTAATTCTGTCATCAAGTATTGTTTTCCACGTTTTCTTCTCACGGAACCCAAAGAACTTAACCTGCCTGAATGTATTAATCAGGGTAGTGCAGAATGTAAGAAAATAAAACTTCTTCTCTGTCATTACTGCTAGTGGATCAGGCGTAAACAAGAAGGGCGGTGTTTCTAGTATCAATCTCACACTAGTATCACCTTTCTCATTTAACCAGCCTAATATACCACTCAGCTTTTCAACACTACACTTAAAAGTCATCCACCCATGTCTTACTAGGGGCTTACCATTCTTATCAAACCATAACCTAATATCAAATACCCTTACACCTAGCCTATATTGCGCCCTAATATCCACGCCTTGACATCTAGCAGTGAAATGAAAGGGCCACAATAAGATAGAACTAGGTCTTAAGTAGGAAAGTGAATTATGACTTCCTAGAATTCTCATCTTCTATCATTCTTTCTAAGGTAGTAACACTTTCCTCATAGAACTGATCTCTTCCTACTTCAGTTACCCCCAAGTTAATTAAGGCCTGGTGAAATCTCGTGTCTGGATACTTAGTGAGGTACATGACAATCTTATTGATTATCTCAAAATTGCTCACCTGTCTCTTCTTGATCATCTCTTTCAGTTCCATCGTCTTCTAGTATTTTTGTTAAACTATCTCTTAAAAACTTAGCCTGTGTAGTTGATATCATCTCCGTACCAAGCGTCCTACCATACATAGAGAAGGTAAGTAAGATTCCATACTCCTGCTTCTCTGTACTAACAATTACATCTTCTATTTCGTACATAGTCTAATAATGTCTGGAAATTCTTGAAGTGCCTGTCTAAGTGTTCCCTCAAAGAGCCAACTACCTAATAACCTACCTTCCTTATGATCTAAGTAGGTCCTAGTTTCTTGGTACTCTTTCATTAGTTCCTTTCTGATTGCTGGTTTATCCTTTGCATCTCTTAATTTCTTACTGATCAAGTCAAGGTCCTGTTGTAATGCCTCAACTGATTTTCTACAAGGGCAAGGAATACGGAAAGATATAATAGAGTCAAGACCATTATGTACCACTGTCTCTGTATTGTATATCATGATCTTAAGCTTATTCTCTTCTTTCTCTCGCTCCTCTGAATTTCTATAGAGGCTAGACACCAGGTGAAACTTATAGAGGCTTATTTCAAATTTCCTGAGCCACACCAGTTTCTTTGGCTTACCCTTCCAATATTCAAACTTAATACCCCACCTTACATCATTATCCTTCTTGCAGCTAATATTGCCACAAAAATTTCTCCTTAGTAAGTTAAAATTAAATGTCTTGTACATAATTGTTATTTTGGTTTAATACTATATCATCCTAGTTAACCTCTCTAGTTCTGAAATAGAGGTTTGTAGGTTCATAATTCTTTTCTGTACTTCGCTCTTTCTCTTCCATACTTCCTCTCCAGCATCTTTTAAGTTATCGAAGAGGTTATATCTAGCGTAGAACTTCTTGTCTATGTTACCAGGTAAGACAGACATGAACCTAAGTCTTTGATAGTAAGGGTTATTATCCACCCTAGTAAAACAGACATTACATACTAAATTACCATCCGCGCTGAGAATAGGATAGAACTTCTCACACCTGCCTTTATTAGCAACTGGACTTAAAAAGAATAGTCCAACCTTAACCTGTCTAATCTTTGGGCTAAAATTATCATGTACTCCTCCCTCTACTAAGTAAAGAGTTTTTCCCTCAAAGTATTCATCATCGTATATATGGTCTATCATAGTACTTTGTTGAGCTTGAATCCATCATATAAGTACAGTATAGTGCCAACCTTATAGTAACACCCACTACTTAAGTTAATCCTCTTCCCTGTCTTAGCATCTTGATAGGTACAGTAATTTCCCTTATCAGTCACCAATATCCTAGTACATAGTAGTTCCTCAAGTCTTGCCTCCTCTGTACCAAGTTCTAGCACCCTATTTCTTACCTTACTGAGTTTCTCCTTAATGTCGGTAATTCTCTTCTCAACTTCTTCCAATGCAGGTTCGATAGTACTGAATAAGTTAAAATCATAGTACCTCCTGAATCTGCCAGGTAAGTTTCCAGGATTAATAGAACAAAGCGGAAAATCTGAAGTACTATATTCACCGCTACCATCTTTATCTTGGAACTTAATCTTTCCGATCAGTCCTCCTTTCTCATCTAGTACTTGAAGCTTGAGAGTACGTTTTACTACATCTTCCTCTAATGTATCGCCTATCACCACATTAACAATACGAGGACTAAATTCATCAAATTGGCCACCTTCAACCATGTACCACTTACTTCCTTTTTTAAATTCACTTAATAACCTGTCTTCCCACATTATAATTTATATGTTTATTTGTTTACACATATAAGGTATTGACGCCACTAGTCCACGAAAAATAACTAGGTACCAGAGACTTAAACCCTAGTACCCAGCCTGTTATAGTTACTTCTTGTGGAATCTAACCTTTATCTTGCTTAAATCTTTTGACATATTACAACCACCCTCGATGATAAACCTTTGATATGGGCTGCTTACTAACTTTTGAACCCCCACAATATCATCTCTGCTGGTATCACACTCAACATCTAAGGGACAATTCATAATCTTGTCATATAGTTTCAGAATAGACTTTGCACTTCCCTTAAACTCAATCGTATTTTCATCAATTGTCTTAAGTTCGTTCGCCTCCTCATAGCTATAACCCACTAGCAAGTCAAAAAGTAATCTAATCTTTGGACCTATTGTTGCACAGAAATCCGTATAGTTCTTATCGTAAAATCTTCTAATCTCAAATACCTTCTCAACAGGTATATAGTTAGTATTCGAGTCATGTACCACGATAATTGGTTGAAGTGGCTGTCTCCAACCCTCTTCTAGTGATTTCCTGATATTATTATAGAAACCACAAGCCATAATAGAACTTGTACCTCCCTGAATTGGCAAGTTGGTACCTAGTCTTTCTATTCTTGCAATAATATTTCCTCTCTCACGATCTGTTGTTGCCTTTGGTAGGTAATCAGTATACTCAATCAATCTTAGTTTATCCCCTAAGAATGTATTAATATAACCATCGTGAGTCATTGGATAAGAACCTTGCTTTGCTACATATTCTCTAAGCTTTGGGAATGAATTATAAAGACCCTGTATAATATCATCAGCCTCATTCAAGCTACATTCAAGTCGCTCCGCTAATGAATTCTTTCCTAGGCCATACAAGACACCAAGGAAGATAGTCTTAAAACGTTTCCTCCATTTCTTCTTCATCTTATCGCTTAAGTTATCCCACTCACTCTCACCTAAGTAGAGCTTCGCAGAATATATGTAGATGTCTGATCCTTCCTCAAATTTTGCTATCAACTTAGGGTCACCACTGGCATACCCCGCTGATTTTACCTCCGCCGAACTTATATCAAAATAAGTCAAAATTTGTGAAGAACCACCATATATAATATTACCATTAGAGTCCCATGCTGGAGGTGGACATAATACATCCTTACAATCTCCATGGCTAATTCTGTTATTCCTTTATTTTTCAATAAGGCAAGACTATTTCATTATCCATTACTGGACAGGCTGCACTTCGAAGTCAAGAATTTCACTTGACCTCTACTCCCCACAACAGGATAGTCGTTACACCTTTCTAAGCGGTCACCCTACTTAGACTTGGCACGAGATTAGCATATTACTTTCATAACTTAGCCTCCCTCGTTAGCAAGAATTCCTACATTCTCACACCTAGCATTTCACTAGTTCACAGCCTTTTCACTTAAGTATTACTACCTAAGGCTACAATTTCTCATAGTGTGGAAAGGACTAGACCACCTCTTACTACTCTTACTCAGTACTTCATATCTTGTAAATACTTTCCAGACAGCACCAGGTTCATTCTCGTCCGCTTCTCTAATTGGTATATGATCTTGACCCTCTATTACCCACTTACCAGTCTTATGAAACATACCATCTGAGCCTACATATGTTGAATCTAGTTTTGAATACTTCTTGAATATTAAGTAGTTCAATACCATTTTCCGCATGAAGTAAAAATCATCATCCATGTCAGTAGGTTCAAAATGCTCTTCATAACCAGTATATTGTTCATTGAGGGCCGGAAAATATGTTGTCTGCGCTTGAAATCCTCTCAAGTTTGTCCATATCTCCTTAACACCGTCAGTCATATTATCAAGTTTCTTAGTAGCCTGCCAAGATGTAAGCGCAATATTAAATACCTTATCTGGATACTTAAAACTTGCCCCTGGATCTTTCTCAACAAATGACCGCCACTGTTCAAAAAATTCCTGATACCCAACGTTGATGTCAGTAATGCCTCGATCACTGTAAAACTTATCTGTTCCCTCTAGTTGTTGGGTACTTTCTATCATAGCCGCTAAGTAACATGTCTGAGGTCGATATAAGGTAGCTAGTTCAAATGCAATCTGATCATTTTCAATTGGCGATTTACACTTGAAATAATTGTCGCTAACATACCCCGCATATTCTACCAACGGACGCTTCTCACCAAATGCATAGATAGTATCCGGTACATTATGAATATCACTTAACTGCTTCTTCACCTTCTCTAATTCTGCATACGCCTTCTTATAGTATAAATATTTCTCCAGCTCTACATGCTTCCTGAATTTCGTTGGGTGTTTCGCGGGGTCTAATTCAAGCGACCTAATACCAACAAGATCACTAAACTTATCGGCAATGAGGGCAACTAATTTTTTCTTTCTCTTAACAGTCTCATCTATTTTTGTCGCCATCTTTACCTCAGACATCGCACCCCTGACAATATCTAAGAAACCATTTGCAAACTTAGGACCATACTTAATCAAAATACCACCCTCATTCAGGCCAGTACTGTAAGAATCCATACTGTCTAAGTTCTCAAGTAGCAGGTCCTTTACTATCTCTACCGTATCTCCATTATGAAACTTACCCTGTTCTAGTAGTTTAACCGCCACAGGATGATAACGCTTTAATGATGCTGCCTGTTTTGAATGAGCCTGCATCTTAATATAACACCTAGCCTGAGCACAATATGTAATACTCCAGGCCATTTGCTCATGACAGTATTTCTCATAGGACTGTCTGAATGGCTCATCAATATAAAGACCACTACCCATTAACCTAGCACCAAGCCTAATGTTGTCTAAGTTAACCTTCCAACAATCCTCTGAATAAGTATCAAACCTAGACATTGCAATAAGGAGAGTATAGAATGAGTCAAGACAACAATAATGGCCAAGAATTTCACTAGGTACACACATAAAAGGATAACCCCAATACTCTAACATAAGACTATTGAATTCCCCTATGTAGTCTGGATATCTCTTACTCAGCTCTTTCCACTCAGGCGTATTGTAAAAACTTGACCTATCTACCTTGAATACCTTACGTTGATCCTTCTTAAGCTTCCCTACTATCTCATATAAGCCTGAATCTATGAGCTCACTAATTCTGTCAAACTCACTATCCCATACATTCACGCCTAGGACTCTCTGAGCTGTCCACTTAAGAGAAAACTTCTTAAGGTGAAACCCATCCATTACATTGACAGCACTAGCATCACAAAGATTATATAAGTCAACACCAAGTACCCTATGACTTCCCTGCCACTCATACTGCATGTTGTAAGTCCAGATATGATCCATCCTCTTCTTGAAAAATTCACCCAGTAACCTCAAAAGATTACTATACTCTGATGAACCCTCTGGATAAGAATGGCGAATATCAGTAAGACTAATAAAACCACCAAATCTCTCCGTACAAATCGCAACACCACTCAACCAGAACTCCTTATCTAACGGCATACCACTCGCCTCATAGTCCATTCCATAGTGCTGCTCGAGAGGAAGACTATCTAAGTACTCAAGAAACCTAAGTGCACCCTGATAATCGTGAATAATCTTGTGCTGGAAACCTGAAAAACTAACAGGCCTCACAAACTCAGGACTTAAGAAATAATCAATGTCCTCTTGGCTTGGATACTCTACTACTACCTTTGAAAATGCACCTCCCTCCATACTAAGACGAGGTAACATAGCACAATCAGTATAAGTCTCATTTCTTACACCAAAATGATAGTAAGACTTCAAATACTTAAAAGGCTTACCACCAACAATTAATACACCGTCAGACTCACCTAATGATAACTTAGCAAGACGTTCAGCCTCACTCATACCATATAGGCTCTGAAGTGTGTAAACCTCCGAAAAACCTGAGCCATAATAACGCGCATAGGTCGGAGTCTCTTCTTGATCTACTAATACAATTCTTCTGTTCATTAGATCTTAAAAATAAAAAAGTTTATATTATTATACATTCCTGGAGCTTATTTAACAGAGACCCCCAGGCATCTCTATCACACATATAAGGAAATTAAAGGAAAAACTAGCCAAGCTTACAAAATGTAAACCTGACTAGATGAAATTAATTACATTCTTTCTGGCACTTCAATACCGAGCAATGCCATTCCGTTCTTGATAACCTTAGCTACATTCTTGGCAATCATCAGACGGGTAATCTTCTCTGCTTCAGTGTCAGCGTTGAGAATACTGTAATCATGATAAAACTGATTAAACTCCTTAGTCAGTTCATAGCAGTAGTTTGCAATACCAC